AAATTTATTAATGATAATTTTATAATAATTATTATTTCTATTTTATTATTATTTATATTAAATAATAGACAGGAACGTTCCTGTTATTATTGTAGATAAAATTAAATATCCCATGAAATATAAATTAATAATTTAAAATCTATCTTTTTTAAATTATTAATAAATATCCCATGAAATATAAATTAATAATTTAAAATCTATCTTTTTTAATTTTTGAATTAATATTTTACATTTATATTATATATATTAAAATAATGATATTTTTAAAATTTTATATTTCATGAAATATAAATTATATTATTATCTAAATTATTAATTTTAAATCCATCTTTTTTTAATTAAATATATTTTACATTTATATTATATATATTAAAATAATGATATTTCATGAAATATAAAATTATTTTAAATCCATCTTTTTATAATTTTTGAATTTTAAATATATTTTACATTTATATTATATATATATTAAAATAATGATATTTTATAAAATTATATATCCCATGAAATATAAATTATATTATTATCTAAATTATTAATTTTAAATCCATCTTTTTTTAATTTTTGAATTAAATATATTTTACATTCATTTACACAATATATTGGAATATTTATTAAAAATAATGGTACAGTGAAATAACATCCAGTATTATTAACTTTACTACAATCTATTATTTTTCGTTCAACAAGTTTATATATTTTTTTATATATCTTAGTTTTTTTTTTTTTACGTTCACATTGTTCACTTAAAATATCATCAATCATTATAAACAATATAGATATAAAAAAAAAAGAAAACTTCTCGTTTAACTCATTCTTAATGAGATCTAACTATTATTAAAAATTAATAATCATAATTAAATGAAAAATTTTTATATTTATTTATATCTTCATATAAACTATTAGTATTTTCAATTTCAGTATACGGTTGTAATAAAAAAGCATGACTTATACTTGAAAAACGTTTATCTCCAGTTATAATATCACCACTATACATATTATGAAAATCTTTTAAATTTGCTGCATTATTTAATTTAGTATCATTTAAATCAAATGGAATTAATTTATCACCATTATATTTAATTATTTTATCACTATAATTTCCTCCATATTTTTTTCTTTGAACAAATTGTTTATTAAAATCATCTGTACTTTTAAAATTTTCTTTTATTATACCAAGATCAATATCTCTATCTTTTGATATATTTTTTAAATTTTTTTTAATATTACCATTATTATATTTACTTGTGCCATGTCTTTTATATAATGTTTCACTTTGTTTTATATATTGTTTAAATGCTTTATTTTTTGTATTTGGAAAATATTGTTTTGTTTTTTCTATTTCATTTTGATAATTTATTTTTGTTAATTTTAATGGATTATTAATATTTGAATAAGATATATATAAATTATATTCATGTCGTTTTTTTGGATTTATTAAAATATAATATGCCTCTGTTATATCATAATATAATTCTTCTTCAATAGATGATAATTTTTTTTTATCTGGATGAAATTTACTTATTATTTTTCTATATTTTTTTTCAATTAATTCTTTTAATGCATTTGGTGGTACATTTAATAATTCATATAAATTATATTTTAATTGCGAGTATTCAATCATTATAATATATTATATTATAATATATTATAATATAATATAATGACAAATAAAAATAATATTGAAGCAAGTTTAATTATTGGTTCTTATTTAGATATAATAGGATTTAAAAATGGTGTTTGGGAATTTAATTTTAATAATACTGAAATTTCAAATATAGATAAAGCAATAATTATAAATAATGAAATTGTTAATAATTATTATTGTTTAGGAGGTATGAATATTAATATAAAAACATTTTATGCAAGTGATGATACGATTATGATGATTGCAACAAAAAAAGCAATATTAAATGGTGGTAAAAATAATGATTTTATTGAAGAATACTTAAAAATAAATAAAGATTTACGAAAAGATATTCGTGCATCTGGAATAACAACTCTTAATAATTTATATTTATTAAAAAAACATAAAAATGTAAATAAATTTGATTATGACCCAAAATATGGAGGGAATGGTGCAACTATGAGAACTGCATATATTGGTTTATATTATTATAAAGAATCTCAACTTGATAAATTAATTCATACAAGTATATATTCTTCTAGATTAACACATAATTATATTTATGGATTTTTAGGAGGTTTTGTAAATGCTTTATTTTGTTCATTTGGACTTCGTAAAATAGATCCATTTAAATGGGCATCATTATTAATAAAAATAATACCAAAAGTTGATGATTATATGATTAATACAAATATAAGTAAAGAATATAATAATGATAAAGATAAATTTTGGAATTTGTGGAAAAAATATATTGAAGAAAGAATAAATGGATTTGAGTTTAAAAGTGATGACTATTTATATACAGTTGATAGAATAAAAGCATTAGAAGATTATATGCCTGCTATTCATTATCATAAAACAAATTATGCTAAAATGGGAGCTACTGGTATTGGATGTGTATTATATGCATATGATTCATTATTAATGAGTTTTGATTTTAAAACCAAAAAATATAATTTTGATAATTTATTATATTTCTCATCATTACATTTTGGAGATAGTGATACAACAGGTATTGTTGCTGGTAATTGGTATGGTGCATATAATGGATATGAAGGTTTCCCAAAACATAAAATTAAAGATATGGAATTTTATAAAGAACTTATTACATAAAATTATAATTGATTATAAATATTTTTTAATAATAAATCTTCTAATTCATCATCATTATAATCATTAAAATTAATATTATCTGGTAATTTTAATTCTACATGTTCATAGTTATTATTGGTTATAGTTGGTACATATTGTGCTTCTGCTTTTTTAAATTCTTCTTGTGAATCTATACCGGTCCAATAGTATTCAATTTTAATATTTGGATATTTTTGTATAAATTGTTCTGTAATTAATTTATATGTTCTACTATCTTTATTTGAATGAGGACAGTAATCTCCTCCAAAATATTTTATTATTTTATTATCACTTTTATTTGTAAATAATTCATTAGTATTACAACAAAAATATACAATACTAATAATTATTACTATAACTATAATAAATAATAAAGTCATATTAACATATATTAGAATCTTTTTAAAGATTTTTATCTTATTATTATTAATATGGGTTTAGGAATATTAAAATTAGTTTCAATTGGAAATGAAAATATTTTAGTTAATACAAATGCAGAAATTACTTTTTTTAAAAAAGTTATAAATAAAGTTAATGTTTTTGGTATTGAAAATATATCACAATATTTTAAATCAACACCTGATTTTGGTAGAAAAGTAACTGTTAATATTGGTAATATTGGTGATTTAGTTGGAAAAATATCATTATATATAGAATTACCAGAAATAGCACCATCTAATCATACAATATTACCAAATGGCATAAAAAAAATGGCATGGGTTAAAAAAATAGGTTTAACATTAATAAAATATATTGATTTAGATATTGATGGTATTTTAATCCAAAGACATTATAACGATTGGTTAAATATTTTATATGAAACAGAAGTATTAAATAATACTAATTTTGAACATTTAATAGGTAAAAATATTCAAGTATTAGAAGAATTATCAAATGGTAAACTTAGTTATAAATTACATATTCCATTAAAATTCTTTTTTTGTTATGAAAATTTATTACCAATTGGATCATTATATAAACAAAATGTAAAATTACATATTGAATTTAATAGTTTTAATAAATGTTATATTGAATCACCCACTAATTATTTTGAAATTAATGATAATATATGTTTATTTGAAAAAGGAGAAATAATTAAACAAACTGTTGATAATTTAAACAGTTTGGGAAAATTTGTATATTTTGATAATATTAATAAAAGAATATATTATGATAAAATTTATAATGATTTTTTAATACCAAATGAAAATAATAAAAATAATATAAAATATAATATTATTGGTAAAAATACACAATTTACACTTAATCCAAAATATGATACAATAATAATTAATGATGAAAAATATTTTAATATAACACCATCATTAAAAGATGCATATATTATTACTCAATATGTATTTTTACCAAAAAATGAAAAATTATTTTTTGAAAATAATAAACATCAATTTATAATACCAATGGTTAATAATGTTTTAGATAAAGATATTTTTACTACAAATTCAAATTATAAATTAACATTAACACATCCAACTAAAATTTTATATTGGCGTGCAATTTTACAAAATAATATTAATAATAAAGATTATTATAATTATTCTTCATCACCATTAACAATATATAATGAACCATTAATTAATAAAAATAAGTTAATGATAAATTCAATTCCTCGTGTTAATATTAATAATTATGAATTTTATACTTTTTTACAAACATATCTTAATGGTTTTAAAAGTAATGATTATATTTATCAATATTCTTTTTGTAATGATCCATTATCAAATCAACCTAATGGTACATTTAATTTTAGTAAAATTGATGATGCTTATATACAATTAAATATGAATAAAATAATAAATTATCAAAATCCTGCAAATGTTAAACTTTACAGTGTTTATTATAATGTTTTAGTTGTAGATAAAGGCACAAGTTCATTAAAATTTATACATTAACTTATAATTTAATAGTTATTATATTTCAATAAAAAATATGAAACCTTACCAACAATTACAAAAATTAATTATCTTATTATTTATAAAAGATGTTATTAACTTTATAAAATAAATCTTTGATTTATTTTATAAAAATTGATTATTTTAATCATTATTATTTAAGTTAATATATAATAATGATTGATTATGATAATGATGAATTAAAGAATAAATATATGAAATTATTACTACAAAAATATCCAAAATCTTATTCTATTGATACAAAATATAAAATGTTAATGAAATCAGTATTTGATTTTATTCCAACTACTGATGATATCAGATTTAAAAGTAGTAAAGTTAAATTAATACTTAAAAATTATAAAGATAATATTAAAATGTTTGATAATTTATGTTTATTCTATAAATTAATTGATAATTGTTATGTAAATAATACTACAATTAAAGATATTTATTATCAAACTTTATGTTGTATTGAAGCATCATTTGAAAAAAAAAGAAGGGGGTCTGATTTCGAGACATCTCGAAATAATATTGAAGAATCACAATATGGATTAGCTATTAATACCTCAGAAAGAAATCTAGATATTTTAAAAGATTTTGGTCCAGCTTTTAATAATCCTCATTCATACTATGATGCACCAATTATAATAAATGGTATTAAGTATAGAATAAATACAGTGTGTTGTACAAATTCTATATTAATTCAACCTTTTAATGAATATGATATTGAAAATATTTATGAATATGATTATAATGAATTATATTTATATTTGAGAAATAAAAAAATAAAAACAATGGAAGTTAATTGGGTTATTAAAACATGTACTTGTACATAATATAAAATTATTCAAATTAAAAATGTAAAGATATGTTAATTTAAATATATGAATATAAAAGTATTATTTTATCTGAATTAATTTATTAAAAATGTAAAAAACGATATTCTTTTGCAATTATTTTAATATAACCAGTATAATTTGTTTTTGCAATAATTGAAAAATTCTGAACTTTACTGAAATCGATTATACCATTTGGTTGATTTAGTTCATATGATTTAGATATTGATTCTAAACTAATATTATATAATAAATAATCATTATCAAGTTTTTCACCTTGTAAATATGGTTTAACAATATTATAATATTTTTGTTCCATTGTGGGTGTTTTTTTAATTCCATCTATTTCAAATGTTAAACTTGATATTAAATCTGGTTTAGTAATAATAATATTATTTTTATAATTATTTTTAAAATATAAACTGAGTATTGATAATTTTAAAGAATGTCCAGTTGTCAAAGTATTAAGATTTTCATTAATATGGTCTAAATATTTTTCATCTAAATAAATTATATATTTAATATCATACTCTTTTAATAAGGGATGCTTATTTATTATTTGAACACGTTTTGTATTATTATTAATTTCACTTTGAACTAATTTAAAAATATAATAATTAATAACATTTGTATCACCATTAGAATATTTATTATAATTTATTAAATACTCATTATACCAAGAATCATATTCATTTATTGTATTATAATTATCATGTTTAACTACAATAAATAATTCTTTAACTCTTGATGATAATTGTAAATCAATTTTCTCATAATTATTATTAATAATAATTGTTTGATATGGATAAATATTTTCAATTAATTGATATTGAATTTGTTTTAAATAATTTTGTGGAATCATTGAATATTCATAAAAATATGTTAATGTTGGTTGTACAATTTTTGTTAATTTGTAATCATATAAATTAATTAATTTATAAATATCTTCTATATGAAATTTAATTTTAATTTTATCTAATAAGTATATTGGTAAATTATTTTTAACATAAAAGAAATTTAATGGTAAATATAAAATATAATCATTATTTTCTCTTTTAATTTTTGTTATTTTATAAAAATGTTCCTGTTTAAATTTATTAATATAATGACTATGTAATATTTTCATTGTATCATAATCTAATTTTTCAATAATTTTATCATCAATATAAAATTCAATTAATTTAAATAATTTAAGTGTTAAATTGTCAACCCATTCAATATCCATATATTGAATATTATTTGATGTTGTTGTTATAGAAGTTTTAGTAAAAGTATTAAATCCAATATTTTTATAACTATTATTATTTATGTATATTTGTGAAAATTTATAATATAAAATATATTTATTTTCTGTAATATTATTTATATAATTAAAATCATTAATTGAATTATTTAATAAAATATAAATATTATTATCATCAATCTGTTCATTTAATATGGCTTTATTATAAATATTATCAATTTCACTAATGGTTACTGAAGACTTAAATAAAAAATCATGTGTATATATGTCTATTATACCAACTGTAATAATATTATTAGATCCAATTATAATTTCATAATTATTTTTATTTTTTTGATTTAATATAATTTCTGTTTTTATAAAATCATTATTATTTTTTATATAAATATATTTATTAAATATAATATTAGAATTAGTTAAGTTAATTTTATAAAAGTAATTATATTTAAATTCTTCATTATTTTTATTAAAAATATTAATTTCGGGAATTAATGATGATTTATTAAAATAATTATTATTAAATAATTGATATACTGTATATAATTTTTCCGTACCTGTACCACTTTTATAGATAATTTTAATATTACCTTTTATAAATAACCCAGTTGTATATAAAATTAAACTTTCAGTAACTGATGAAAAATATTGTGATAAATTACGAATTGTATTATTATCACTTATTATTATTTCATTTTTAAATTCAATTTTAAATAATTTATAATATTGAGGGATACTAATAATACTATTTGTTAAATTATATTTTTCAATTAAATAATTAATATTTGAATCTGTTGTATATATATATAATAAATCATTATTAGTTTCAATATTAACAATATTATTATTAATATAATATGTATTATCTTTATTAAAAATAAAATCATTTGGTATAGTTATTGTAATATATGTATCATAATATGTAATATTATGTAATAAATATTGATACTTAATTAACAATATAATATTATTAATTTCTGTTTTATCATAATCATTATTAATATAAATATTTGTATATGTTTTAGTAATACTATTAATTCCCCCATTATAATTATCAAATGTTATAATAAAATTATTTTTGTTTTTACCAGTAAAATTATAATTTAATAAATATAAATATTTTTTTTGACTTATAATTTTATTAATTTCAAAATATTCAGATTGTCTTATTCTATATTGTTGTATTAATTCTGTGCTAATTGGATTATTATTTTTACTATGATAAATTTCAAATATTTTATTTTTTATAATTTTTACACTAATTATATTTAGTAAATCATTTGAATAAATATTTTTATTAAAATCTTTAATATTTATTTCTTTATCAACAATAATATGTGATAAATATAAATATTTATTTGTAATTGTTAAAATATCAAAAAATCGAATAATTCTATATAATCTATTTTTTCGAATATTTAATCGTGAATTTATATAAAACATATTATTTATATCATCTTCAAATACTTCATATAATTCATTTTCAAATAAAATAAAAGTATTTGTTGATTCTGCTAAAAATATATATTGTGAATAATCTTTTAGATTATCAAATATTGTTTTATTATTTTCAAATTTTACTGATTTAAATTTAAATAAATCAATAGTTTTAATAATTTTATTATCTTCACTTATATTATTTGAAACAACTGTTATATTAATTAAATTATTACTAGGTATAATTGAATTTACTATAATTTTTTCATTATTATAATATAATTCACTATCTGTTGATATTTTAGCTGTTGTATCAATTGTAATATTATATAATTGTCCAATATTATTATATTCAATAATATTATATTTATTATTAACAATAACAGATATATTATCAGTAATAATTTCATTTGTATAAAATTGAATACTATTACTATATATATAAGTTTTACTTATTGTAATATCATTTGCATTAATATTATCAATTATAATATCATTACTATTATCAATACTATCATGTGTATTATCATCAAATTTAATATTAATATTATACAAGTTATCAGAGATTATACTATTATTATTTTTTTGTTTATCATAAAAAAATCGATTTCTTTTATAAATATTAATTAAATAATAACTATCTATTGTATTAATATTATCTTGAAATTCATTGTTAAATAATCGATATTCATAATAATTAAATAAAAAATCACTTGTATCTCCATATGTATTATATTTATTAATATTATTTGATAAATGTAAATTATAAAAATTATTATTTAATTTATTTAATTCATTATCTGTATCATTTATAAAAGTATTAAAGTTTTTATTAATTAAAAATTTTAATCCATTGTTATATTTATGATTAAATAAATCATTATAATTATTATCAATTGACAATTTATATAATTTTAATTCTTTAATATATTTTATAATTTGATGAATATTAATTCCATTAAGTGTTGCATTGCCATTATTTATAAAATTTGAAAATTCATTATTTATAGTAATTATATTTCTCGAAATTGTAACAATATTATTATTATTTATTGTAATATCAAATGGTAAATAATATTTTCGACTTCCATCATTATTAAATAAAGAATCATTTTCTAATACTCCATTTATATATTTACGTAAATCACCATTATAAAAAGTCCAATAAGTATCAGTAATAACAGATGAATTTTCTTCAATTATACCATATGTAATCATTAATTGTGTTAATTGATCTGAATATGTTAAAATACCATTATAATTATCAGGAGGACACATTAATATAAAATTTTCTTTATCATTATTAAATAAATAATTAATAATACCAGAAGCAATAAAATCATTTAATAATATAGTATAATATGAATAAATTGTATTAAAAAAATTACTGAAATTAATATCACCTAATATTATATTATAATTTGATGCTAATGAAATAATTTGATTATTAAAACTAGTTATATCACCCATCCATAAATCGGGTGGATATAAAGTTAAAAATAAATTAATATTATTATCATCTAATATATAATCATATATTGCTTTTTTAATAATATTAAAATCAGTTGAATAAAAAGAAATAATTTCGTTAACATATTTATAATAATCAATATTAATAGAAGTTGAAATATTTGTTATTTTATTTGTTATTTTCCAACTTTCAGAAATATTTTTAATAATATTATCAATATTATTCCAAAATCGTTCTTGATTAATTAAATCTGTTAATTGTTCAAATATAAATATTTCTAATTGTTGTAATTCTAATAATAAAGAATAATAATTATCTTTAATCGAATATGTATTTTTTAAAAATGTTTCAATATATATAATTTCGTCATCTGTAAAATAACTATTTGTGGTGACTTGTTTTATAATAGATGTACCATTAAATTGAATACTTATATTATTAATATATTGAACTAAATTACTATTATATAAACTTAACATTGACCAATTTGCCCAAGGTTTAATATTATTAGTAATTACATTCATATTCATTTGATTATTATTTAATATTTTAAAATATGTTGGTATACTAGATGAAATTTCTTTATTAGGACAATAATAATAATTATTTGTATTATTAAAATAACGATATAATTGGTAATTTTTTCCTTTATTATCTATTGTATATTTAATATCATTATAATAATAATATTGATATTTTTCATTAATATCATATTTTAAATCTGATAATTCATCTTTTGTTGTTATTTTATATTTATCATTATTAATATTAATTGATGTAATATTATTTGTATTATTTAAATAATATTTATCATCAAAAATATTAAATGTAACATTTGTATTATTATTATTTTTAAATGATAAAAAGTAATTATTATTTTCTTGAGTTAAATTTAAATTATTAATAATTTTATATTGATTATAAATATCTTTATCAAATACTGAATTTAACTCATTATTTAATTTAATATTTTTATCATAATAACTAATTTTCTTAATAGGAAATGTTTTATGTATACTTAATTTTGAAATAGGAATTTCAATTAATTTATTACCATATATATATACACTATTTATACTAGTTAAATTTATTGTATATGTTGTTTCATCTAATTCATAAATATCATTATTATTATATAATTTTTGATGTTTAAATAATTGAAAAACTTCTGATGTCAATCCTATTTTATATTTCCATTTTTGTATTGATTGTATATATTCAGGTTTATTTAAAAATTGAACATTACCATAAATTATATAAATTAATTCTTTTCTATTTGTATTAATTTCTCTATTTAAAATTGGTTTAACTGGTAATAATAATATATAATTATTATTTGTAATTCTAATTGGTATTATTCTATGTAAATAAAATGTTGATCTTATAATATTTTCAAATTTATTATTACTTTTTATTTTAATCATATTATTTATAATTTCAATATCCACATAATGAATAAATCGTGTATTATGATCTGATATTTCTTCAATAATAATATTATCTGTAATAAATGTATTTAAATCTTCAACTGTTAAATATATTGAAAAAGAATCAGAACCAATTGATGAACCATTATTAGTTTCATTTAATCTTACATAATTTTCAATATAAAATTTTTTATTAGTATTATCCCATAACGTTGAATTATTCTTTAATTCAATCAATCTACTTGATTTAGTCACATATGTATATTTCATATTATAATTATATTTATCAACTAGATTATCAACATATCCAATATCCATATTATTAATATTATTATAAAATAATAAATTAAAATTAATAGGAATAATATCATTATTTAAATTTGTATATTTTATATTTGGATAATTATAAAAAAAGTTATTACTTAATCTCATATTATTTGAATTCAAATGAATATTATTAACATTACCTGCACTAAATATTACTTCATAATAATTTTTTATAACTAATGGAAATTGTACTATTGTTTTATTTATATATAATTTATTATTAATAATTTTAATTACTTTAAATATTACATTATCAACTAATATATTTTGATAAAAATAATATTTTAAATTTAAAAAATTATAATCAAAATTATTTGTAAAATAAATATAATCTTCATCACTATTTATAGATAATTTCATTTTAATTCCTATTTCTTCATTATATGCAAAACTACTAAATTTATCTAATTCTGTACTATTTTCGTCATTTAATTGAAAACTATTTGTAAAATCAGTATAAAGATTAATATTATTAAAATCAAAAACACCAGTTATACCAGAATAATTAATTGAAGTTGTTTTATTATTTGTAACTTTATAAATACTTCCACTTATATTAATAAAACCATTATCAATATCATTACAAATATTATTATTTATTATAATTCTTTGTTGTATAAAAGGATTAATTGGAACATAAACATTAATAATTATATTCGACCATATTTGAAAATTATTTTCAAAGGTAATAATATTTTTATTAATATTTGTTATAATAAAATTATAAACATTTGGTGAAGGTGGTATTGCATCTGTATTAATTTCATAAACTAGTCTCATTCCAATTTCTAATTTTATACGATTAATATCATAATACCAATTGCCATTATTATACATAATATTAATATAACTACCTTTTTGTAGTGAAAATATTTTTTCATCTAATGGTTGATTATTTCGATCATAATATTTTGCAGTATTATAATTTTCAATATAAAAATCACCATCAATCATAGTTGTATATTTTTTTAATTCAAAATTATATTTAATATAATTATCATTAATAAGATTTTTATTATAATTATAATAATTACTTATTTTTCCAAAAGATAAATAATTTGTTTTATAATGATTATATATATTTGTTGTATTTGTATAAAATAAATTAAATTCTTGTAAATTATTAGTTATATTTGATGAAATTAATTTACAAATAAAACTATTATAATAATCTGAAAAATAATTAACAATAACAATATAATTATTTATTTTTATTATTTCTCCTCTTTCTAATTGTGTACTATCTGTATATATATACATTGTATCATCAATTAAATTAAAACTAAAACTTTTATTTATAAAAATACCAGTAAATGGATAAATATATAAATCTGCATTTGTAAAATTAAGTGGATTATCTAATGTAATATAATAATTATTATTATTATTAGTAATATTAATAATATTACGATAATATAAATTATCATTATTTATAAAAATAAGTGGTAAATAATTATATTTAATATAATTAATTAATTCTGAATCAATCAAAACACTATTATTACCAACAGAATTAATAATTACATTTCCAAAATATTCCCAAATATTTAAATTTGATTTTATAAATTTATTTGTATTTGTTTTAATTAACCAATCGTTTGAAACAATATAATCATTACTTGTTATATTATTTAATTCACCAAAAGTACTCACTCCCTTATCATATAAAATAAAACTAGTTAAATTTATTTGTGTTTTTGTTATTAAATTATTTGTATTATATGTAAAATAGGTTGAATCAATACTATTAAATGTATGTATTCCACCATTAATACTAATTATTTTATTACTACTTATATTTAAATATAATGGTTCATTCATATAATTACCATCAACAAGTAAACAAGATGTCATATAGATATTAGAAATAATAAAATGTAATATAATCTGTTCTCTATTAATTATACCATCTATTGTGGTTCTATAAACATCAAATATAATATCATAAATAGTATCAGTTTCAAGAGTATCAGTAGTTATTATATTAATTGACCAAATTAAATTACTATTTTTAGTAATATTAACATATGAATTACCACAAATAACATTTAATATATTACTTGTATGAACAGATGAAAATACTAATTTACGTAAAAATATACTTGTACTTGAAACACTACTAGTTGGTAATATATACATTGAATCATATTCAATTGTTTCATCATTATTATAAAATCCATAATTATAATATGTTTCAATATTAGTAATTACAATTGGTCTTTTATATTGTATTAATCCAACATTAATATTAATATCTGTATATATATATGGTTTATCAGAGCAATATACAATAATATTTGAAGTATTATAAATAACTTTAAGAATATTATATTTAATATTATTTAATTCAATAATTTGGTTAATATCAATTGGAATATTAATATTATTTATTGTAATTGTATTATGATAAGGATCATAATAAACAGTAGTTGTATATAATTTTTTATTAATATATAAATCACTATAAATTATAGTATCTGGTTTATTATTATTATTACTATAATATAATAAATAATTACCATCTGCAATCGTAATATTATTAATATCTTTAACTTGAAATTCAATATTATTTACACATAACCATCTATTTTCATTTTCAATAAAATTAACATCAGATAATGGATTATAAATATTTATATTTTGATTTTCAACAATTAATGGTGGTAATAATGATGATTGTACTTGTATAATAGATAAAGGCATATCAATAATATTTTGAGTATAATAAGGAACTTTTAAAAAAGTATATCCAAGTAAATATATATTATCATTGTAATCTTGTTCTGGTATTTGTTCTTTTGTTAGTTTAATACTACCATCACTATAATAATCATATGAAGTATTTACAATATAATTTGTATAAGTTAATACATCTGAAATATAAATATTATAATTATTACTTTTAATAATATTTAAATTTAATATATTAAAATAACTAATAAAAGTGAAATTATTAATATTTCCAAATAATATTTTATTTTTAATATTATTAATAATTATATTATTGTCATCTAATGTTAATTTTAAATATATATTAATTGAGTTATTTAATAATAATTGTTTAGTTGATAATATTTCTAAATATGAACCATTAAATTTCCCATAACATATTATATTATTAATTTTAATATAATAATTATCTGTTGTATTAAAATATAAATTTAAATTATCACAACTAATTTTATTATAAAAAAATGTATTATATACAGTACATAAATATTCTTTAATGTTTATTGTAGGTGTCAATGATAAAACATTTGAATGAATACCATTTAATTCTAAAAAGTTAAAACTATTAATATCTTCATAATTAATATATTGTTCTGGTACTGAACTAGATTCAATTGCATAATTATAATTATTTCGTGGCATATAAAAAGTAATATTTTCCAATGTGTTATTATTTGTTAAAAATGTCATTTCAATATCATTACCACTATTTTTTATACTTAATGGATAATAAATTCCATTAATACCTTTATTAAAATCACTTGTTGGTGTACCTTGTACATAATATTGATAATTATTATCTGATAATCTATAATATAAAACATGATTATTTATAACAATAATATTTATATCTTCATTATATTTATTTTCTAATAATATTTTATTATCTTTAACTTTAATATAACCTAAAATATCATATTTACTTTTTTGAATTTGAGATTCAATAAAATGATTATTTGAATTAAAATAACTAATATCATCATTTGTTAATATAGTATTTTCAATTGTATTATTAATATTAATTTGACTATATTCTATATTTATTTTTTTATTTTCATAATAATGATCAAAAGTAATATCAGTATGAGATAAATTAAAATAATTATCAATTGATAAATCTAAAAATGGATTAGATGTATATAAATCAATTTTTGTTTTATTTATATTATATAATTTTTTAACATAATTATGATTCATTTCATCTTGAATTATAATATTATTATTATTATTTTGACTATTTACAATTTTATTAATTGATAAATTATTAATACAATATTTAATTTGATTTTTAATAAAAGTACTGGTATTTTCTAAATATTTATGAACATTATTACTAATTTTGATTTTACTATAATAAGACGCCCATGGTAATCTAGTTATTTTTTGTTTTGATCTATTTGTTCTTTTAAGTAAAATTTCTAAAATTGAAAATTCAGTTTCAAATGTAAAACCATTATGATCAGTATAACTATATAAATTAATATTAATTGGAGAATATATATCAAAATCAATTAGATTAAAATTTTCAAAATCTAATGTATATGTTTCAAAATATCCACCAGTTATATATTTATTTAATTTGATACAATTTTTATATATTTGAGAAACGGTTGAACCATAATCAATTGTATTATTTAATTGAAATAATTTTGATAAATATATTTTTGTATATTCATAATTAATATTTTCAATATTATCAATTATATATCCTTTCCATCCTGAAAAATATTTATTAAATTTATTAATAATAATAGTTTCAATATTATTAATATAATTTAAATTATTTAAATTAACAATATCAAATACTGCACTATGTATTTCATTTGGTCTTGATTTAAATATACCTGTTGAAGTATAATAATCAACATCTCTTAATATTTGTTCACTATTTGAGTCATATAAATTATAAATTAATTTATTATTCAAATAACTATATTGTGTACTAAAATATTCAGTTTTACTATTATCAATAACATTATGAAAAACATATAATGGTATATTATTATCTTGTGTTTGCATTTTTATTAACATTGGTTTTTGATAAAAATAATCTGTAATAATTAATGATGTATATGCATTTGTTAATGACCCATAATATGCCATATTTGGATAATATGTATTATCGAATACTTGTAATGTTAAATTTTCAATATTTAAATCACCAATATCATTATTAATTATTATAAATTTTATATAATTAGTTGTTATATCTTCAATTTTACAATTATATTTATAACTATTATTACTATTTATTTTATACGTATTTGTTGTTTTTAATATTGATATATTATTTGTATATGCTAATGATGTTTTACTTAAATATAAATATGGAAAAGAATGTAATAATGAATATTCACAATTAGTTAATGAATTTATTATTATTTCAGTAATTGGTAATTTAATAATATCTAAACATATTTCATCATACTTTTCAATATTTATTTTTAAATCAATTAATATATTTATATTTGATAAATCATAATATATACCATTTTCTGATAATACTACTTCACGTGTTTCAATATCATCAATAATTTCTTCAATATTTTGTTCTAATTCTTCAATATAAATGGCTCTACCTACATGTGGTTTATATTTAATAATAGCATATATATTTTTTATTAAACTTGGATTAATTTTTTTATTAATTTTAACATAATATTCAACATAATTATTATTAAAAACTGTATTATTTATTAATCTTATTACTTCAATAATATTAATATTTAAATTTAATTTTTGAGCAATTTGTTTTGATATATAATATTTATTTTCTCTATAATTCGAATCCCATATATATTGTACATCAGGTTGTGTTATAATATATGTTAATTTTATAATTGTATAATTTGGATTATTATATTTTGTTGTTAAATACATTTTATCATATACATTATCAATAATTGGTCCTGAATAATATATTTTTTTATTATCTATAAAATTATTTATATTTTTATGTTTATCATATAAAATATATCTATTTGTATTATTTCTTTTTCCAATATTTACTTCATTACGATTATGATGATAATATAATGGTATTTGTATAATTGTAACTTCTTTTAATGTAAAATTTAAAATATTATTATTAAATATATTAGACATATTAATATATAAAACTAAATATTGATCATTTAATTCATACTTATTAATATTATAATTTTTATTATTATATAATAATGAAAATTTTGTTAATGTTTCTTTAAAATAATAATAATTAAATTTTGATTTTAATATTTTAATACTTGTATTAGTTATTATTGTATTTTTTATTAATATATCATATTCTGTTACATTTTTATAATTATGAAATGCATCAGTTTCATCTCTTTCATTATATGTTGATCCAATTGATAAATTATTATTACTATGATAACCATAAGCAGTGACAGAACGTATTTTACATTCACTTAACATGTTATTATCAATTGCAAAATAACCAATAAAATGTCTTTTATTAAATAATTCATGAATACTTTCCTTAATATAATTTTTAGTCATCATTAATTGTGTATCAATATTATAATAAAATAAATGTCCTTTAAAATTACTATAAACTGAACTATTTAATTGTGGGTATTTAAAATGCCTATAAAAAAAATAAGAAACAAATTTATTATGTAAAAATCGAATAAATGTTTTATTATAAAATATATCATTTGATTTTATATCTTCAATAAACTCACGTAAACATAATAAATATATATTATATAAATCTTGTGGGTATTCATTAATATTATATAAATATTTATAATTATCAATATAATATTTTTTATCTTCATAAAAATCACTACCATCTCCATCAATATAATTAATTTCTAAACTTTCATCTGTTGAATTAAAACGATCTTTATAAACTTGTAACTCAATATAAAGTTCTTTTATTTGTTCAGATGTTAATTTTAATTTGTTAAATATTGAAGAAATTATATTTTCTGATAAATAATAACCTTCTTTAACTGAATAAAATAATGGTACATTATTATTATCATCATATTCTAAATTGTATAAATTATTTTTAATATTATTATTAAAATTATTTGAATTATGATTATCATTTATAATAAAATCTGCAATTGGTTCATTTTCTGTATTATCTGTTGTAAAAAATAATGCTATTTCTAATTGTAAATAATTTCCTGTTGGATCATCTAATATTATTTTATAATAATCACCACTTTTTGTTATTATACCTTGAATATGATCTTCTGTTCTAATTGTCATATTTGTTGAAATTTTAAAAGGTAATAATTGATTAATTAATGGTTCACCATTACTATCATTTACAAGTGTCCATTCTGGATAATATTTTTTTATCCAAGATGTATATGAAGTAGTATAATTATTTATATTTTGTATATAATTTATTCCATTATTATTTAAATTTGATAATATAAATTTATATTCATTTTCAATTTCAACAATATTATATTTTTTATAATAAGTTATTGTATTTTGTTTTTCAGAATATAAATTTAATAATGTATATTGTAAAACTAAACTATTTTTTACAATTGTATCTATTATAAATTGTAATAAATCTTTATTAAAACTATTATTATTATAAAATAAATATGATTTATAGCAATCATTATTACTTATAATTATCGAATCATTTAAATTATTTTTAATATTACTTAAAAATTCAAAATTATTAATATCAATATTTACAATATTTAGATCACTGTTATTTATAAAATTATTAAATAAATATTCTATTTCATTATTTATAATATTATGATATTTTGTTAAATCATCATAATGATTTATATGTTGATAATGTGTAAATAAAAATGATTTTATTTTATTTTCCATATAATTATCAAAACTATTTGGTAATAATAATGATTGATGATATTGTTTATTTTCTAAATTATTATTTAATAAATTTAAATAATATTTATCATAATTATTACTAAATGTCATAAATAAAGGTAATATTGTACTTATATATTTTATATTATTGAAACTTGCAAAAAATATATCTGTATCACCTGAAATATTATAACTAATTATATCATCAAAATATTTATCAATTTTTTTAAAATTAATTTTATTTAATTTATAATTAATATTATTTTTTAAAATAAATTCTGGTATTAAATAATATTTATTATTATTTAAAAATAAATAAGTTAAATGATTATCATATAATATTTTATTTATAACATTATTTTGTGTTGATACATTGGATTTTATTATATTTTCTTTAAACATTTGAAAATATGGTATTTTTATTTTAACATAATTATTTCCTAAATAATGAATATTATTTGGTATGTCAATAGTTATATTTTCATTCCATTTTATTTTTAATTCTTGTATTTTATCATATTTTTTATAAAATGGTTCAGTTTCAATATAATTCGAATGAAATAAAGATTCTGTCGCATTATTATTTTCAAAAGTCCCCAATTCTGTTATTATTGATGTCATTGTTAATATTAACAATTAATAGAATATTTCTTTTTATAAATATATTTAATGTATCAAATAAAAATAATTAGTTTAAATAATTGTCCATACTCTATGGCTGTTGAAGAATTATTAAAAAATATTAAAAATAAAATCATTCAAAGAGTTACTATTCACACAAAAAATAATTATAAAACAAATAAAATAAATACATTTCCACAAATTTATATTAAAAATAAAAATAAAACAATGCTTTTAGGAGGATATTCAGATATAAAGGAAATATATGATATTTTATCAAATCATAATAATTTAGATCAAATTATAAAATATTTGAAAAAAAAATATTCACATTTTGATAGAAAAATATTATTAAGAATAATTAAAATTTTTTATTAATTTTATATACGATCTAATCGTGTTTTATTACAAAATATTAGTTTTAATATAATATTAAATGCTTTGGGAGCTAAAATATTAAAATATATTTTTTATTCAAAAGGTCTTTAAAGATACAATATATGAATCATGATATTTTCACATTTTGATAGAAATAATTAAAATTTTTATTAGTCTTATATATACTATCTAGTCATATTTTATTAAAAAATATTAGTTTTAATATAATATTAAATGCCTTGGGAGCTAAAATATTAAAACATATTTTTTATTCAAAAGGTCCTTAAAGATACCTTTTGAATAATATTTTTATATTTTTATATTTTAAACTTGGATAGTTTATTTTTATCATTTTTAATTATATTTTCTTTTATTTCTTTTTTTATCCAATATTTTTTCATTTCTGGTGTCATAAATTTTATATATATATCGTCTCCCAAAAGCATGTCTATATATATATATAGATATTTAAACCATTTAATATCAATTTTTATAAAAATTGATATTAAATGGTTTAAATATATTATTTATTTATTATTTAATGTTTTTAGTAGATAAATACTATCATGATTCTAATACTATTGCGTGTCATCAAGATATTTTAAATAAAATATTAGATTCTTTTGATTCACATAAACAAATTTTTAATAATTTAAATACTATTTCTAAATCGAGAGAAGAAACAATTAAAACTTTGAATTTTTTAAAATATTCATCTTGGCAATATTCAAATTTCCAGCATTTACTTGTATATGGTCCTGAAGGTAATGGTAAAGAATTTATTGTTAAAAAATTATTAGATAAAATCTATGGTGAAAAGGGTACACGATTACAAGATATAGAATATACAATTAATAGTTATGGTAATACAAAAACAACAGTTGTAATTAAACAAAGTAAATACCATATTGTTATTAAACCCAATAATAATGGTTTTGATAAATATTTAATACAAGAAATATTACAAGAATATGCAAAAACAAATATATTAACTATTTGTAAAAATGTTAAATTATTTAAAACTGTTGTTATTGACAAGATTGATAATTTATCATATTATGCACAAGCAAGTTTAAGAAGAACTATGGAAAAATACGCAAATACGTGTAAATTTATTTTTATTAGTAATCAATTATCTAAAATTATTGAACCATTAAAAAGTCGTAGTTTATTAGTTCGTGTACCATTACCAAATAATATTCAAATGTTAAATATTATTTTAAATATTTCTAAACAAGAAAATATTGAATTATCTCAAAAAGATATTCAAAATATAATTTTAAATAGTGATAATAATATTAATCGAGTTATTTGGTTATTAGAGTATAAAAAAAATAATTTTGATAATATGAATAATTGGGAATCATATTTAGATGAATTAATAGATATTATATTTAAACCTATTCAAAATAATAATGATATTAAAGAATTAATTAAAACAATTAGAGAATATTTTTATATATTATATATTTCAAATATTAAATATAATATTATTATTAGAAAATTAATGTCAAAGATTATATTAAAAATTACAGATTATAATAAAATATATAATATTATAAATTTAACATCTAAATATGAAAATAGAGGCAGAGAAGGTTCACGTTATATTGTTCATATTGAAACATATATTTTAAATATTGTTAAAATTATAAATTTTTCTGGTTAAGTTTTATTTCTATATTATTATATAATGAGTTATATAGCTGATAAAATTAATTTATTACATAGTTATGTTTATTTACAAGAACATAATAATAATAAACTGAATATTATTAAATTAGATAAAATATCTATTAATGATATTAAAATTACACAAAATAGTGATAATTATAATGATGTTATTACCGAATTATTTTCTGGTAAAATGAAAGAAATTTATTTTAATAATAATATTTTAGTACTTAAAAGATATAATGATGATAATTTACCAATTTCTTTACATATTAGTGCATATGATGAAGATAAAGATAATGATAATATTGAGAATTTTAATAATAACGATTCATTAATATCTTATATTTTATCACAACTTGTTTTAAATGGTCAAACTAAAGGTATTTTATTACCAATTATTAATATTGATGTTAATTATCAACAAGTTCATGATGTTTTAACAAAATTTAGCGGTAATGATATATTTATGAAATCACAATTATTATCTATTAGAGTTAAAGAAAATTTTTTTAAATCAATGACACTGGATGAATATTTATCTTCAAATAAATGTGATTTAAAAAAATTATTATTTCAAGTAATACATACATTAGTTGTTATTAATAATAAATTTCCAAATTTTAGTCATAATAAATTAAAACCAAAAAATATTATGGTTTATCTTAAAAAAGATAATAATGGTTATGACAAATTTTCTTTTAAGAATACAGATTATTTTATTCCAGATAATAATTTTATTATTAAATTAACTAATTTTAATTATTCATCTATTCCTGGATATTTTAATACAGATAAACAAAATATTAATGATATTGAATATTTTATTAATAAACTAATTAAAATTATTGATTTTGAGCCTTGTGATGAAGAAACAGAAAAATTTATTAAATCAATATTAAAATCTAATAATCTTAATTTAATTGATTTAATTAATCATTCTTATTTTAATGAATATAAACAAAAAATAAAACTTAAAAATGAAAAAAATAATAATTATATTTATGGTACTAGACAAAATGGTGGTGGACAAAAATTTATAAAAAAATCATATATTTCACAAAAAAATACTCCATTTATTTCTAATGAAAATAGAAGAGTTTATGATATGAATAAAAAAAAGGTTAAAAAATCTCATCCACCACAAGTTCTTTCAAAAACAATTGAAACTGTTAATCCCCATTATAGACCAAAATTTAAATCTAAGAGTCTTAGTGGTGAAACACATTATGTTCCACAAGGTAAAATACATCGAATGAAAAAACCTAACCAAAATAATTCACAATCATCTAATAGTTCTAATATATCACCTAATAATTCTGATAAATCATCTAATAGTTCTGATAAATCATCTAATAATATTAAAAAATCATATAATAATAAATATAAAAATAAATATGATTCATCACATTCAAACTCGTCAAAATCAAATGATAATAGTATGTCTATTAGAAAACCACATTATGATAAATCTGAAAATAAATATGATTCATCACATTCAAACTCTCCAAAATCAAATGATAATAGTATGTCTATTAGAAAACCACATTATGATAAATATGAAAATAAATATGATTCATCACATTCAAACTCTTCAAAAAAAACATATCATGAAATAAAACCAAAATATAAACCAAATATTACTGAGGTACCAACTATTAAAGAAACAACAACTTACCAACCACCAATGAT